CTTGAGATTGAGATATAGAAGCTGTATTAAAATTATCTGTTGTATTTTTACTACCCCAATATCTTATACCTGAGTATTGGTATGAAGTATAGTTTGAATCTTGAATAGCAGCTGGGGTAGCTGTACCAGAAATAATCTGTTCAAAATTAACAGGTATAGTTTGGGCTGTAGTATAATCTATTTGTTGGTAATATTCACTTATTCTTTCCCCAGTAGAGTTGTTTATAATAGCATTATAGTCTGAATTGTAAAATCCTGCTATATCATTTAAAAATGGATTTGATATTATATTACCTAAAGTAGTACTAAAAACAAAGTTATCAAATAAAGGATTATAAGTTACATCAGTATTAGTACTATAAGCTAATCTAATTCTCCAAATTGTATTTCCTACAGGATTAACATTAGTAATAATCCCGGTAACAGTTTTATTAACTATAACAGGAAGACCTGGGGGTGGGGGAATAGGTTGAAGTTCATATCTTATAGGAAATGTTATAGAATCTCCTGGATTAAGGGTACTAAGGGCTACTTGAATATTTAATCCATTATTATCTGTTTCATTAATATAGAGTTCGTCTACAAATTGAGTACCAAGAGCAGGATAACCATCAGGTATTCCAACATTCCAATAAATTTCTCCACTTGAAGGATTAGTGTTATTTGAACCTGTAATATTATAATTAACTAAAGTAGTTTCTACCTGTTTAACAGGATTAGCTTCATTTAGTTCTCCGTTTGTAACCACAAACTCAGAACCACTATACTCACCATTATAAAATTCATCTTGTGTAGAATGAGTAACATAATTAATACCTTGTGGAGTTATAATACTTTCAACCCAACTTTGAGTTAAACCATAATTGTTAGACAAACCATTATCTAAATAATAAGGGTTAGTATTTAATCCATTAAGTTTATTTACAGAGCCACCTGCTCCACCTTCAATAAAAGCAGTATCAATTGAACCTGAAAATTCAGGTAAAGTCCATCCTACTTCAGGAGTTGGATATTTGTTTCTTTCAAGTAAATGCTGTTTAACTACAACACCTGATGCTAACCCAGTTCTGGCTGGGACAAAGTCTTTGATCATTTTAAATAAAGAATTATCAAAATATTTGATAAGTCTTATATAATCATTTATGTCGTAATTGTTTTTATACTTTTCAAAGTAAGCATTTCTTAAACGGTCAAGATCAGGATATGAAGTATCTTGATTAAAGCGTTGTCTTGGATCACCAATATAATCCCCTAAGTTTAGGAAACCAATTTGATCCATAATGTCATCATTGATTTCGTTTTGAGGAGAAAAAGCTACTTCAAGATAATTAACATTAGCTGTATAGCTACCACTTAGTGGAGAAGTTTGTTGAATTGATTTTAAAGCCGATAAAGTATTTCCTGATGGTAATATTAAGGCTTCATCTTTAATTTTATTTGAAATAGCATTTCTAATACCAGCTATAGGTTGATCTAAGAAAATAGATTCAGTATTAGGTTCAAAAGTATATGAGCCTGTAAAACTATATGTACTTGTATTTGTACTGTAAAAAGATTGAGTTACCGCCCATGATCCTGTTATCTTAGGGTGAATTGATTGAGTAGTTGTTATATCTAACTCAGCACCTAAAGATGTTCTAAACCATAAAGTATCGGGAGTAGAGTTTACACTATTACCTTCTGTAGATAAAGGATTCATAGTGTAATCTTTAAACATTTCAACGTCTAAAGCCTCAGAATAGTACCTAAATTCTTGGAATGAGCCTGAGAATGGGTTGTAATTTTTACCACCAAATGAGAATGAACCGGAACCTCCTAAATAAGAAGGGAGTTCTAATTCCCACATAACAGCTGTATCTACAACGGCTGTAGATGAAGACGCTATAAATCCAATATTAGCACCATCATCCCCATCATAGTAAAGTTTATTAGCAGAATATAAAGTTAAAGTATTATCAGAATTTAGATTAACCATTACTGACCACCAATTTCCATCAAAGAAAGGTAAGTAAACACTTGATGAAATATCCTCAGCAATATCAACTAATTTTAAAGTAGCATATTGATATTCAGGATCAATTATAGATCCTGAGTAAGAGCCACTTGCATATCCTGAACCATCATATTCTAAAACAACAGCCCATTTATTACTTACGTCATAAAGAGACTGAGAGTAAGGAATTGATGAAGTTGGTAAACCAAAGGTTTTAAATCTAAATTGAATGCTCTTAGACCAAACTGTTGGATCAGAATTTAACTCACCCCAAGGAATATTTACAAACCCAGAGCCTGAGGTGGTAAAAGCATAGTTAAATTGAGATTGCCATAAATCCCAATCTGTTACATTTAATTTATCCTTTCCACCAAATTCATTTATACGAAGGATAGTATCAGGAATACCATAAGAATTAATTAATGTTTTTAATCCTGTTAATGTGCCCTTCGTCTTAAGTAGATATGGTAAATTGTGGTAAATACGTTTGTATATGCGTTTATTAACGTCATCCAATGGAAGCGTGCCCGAAGAAGCAGTAACGTAGTTACTAACATATTCTAAACCAGATCCAGCAGGTACAGGTAATGAACCCGTAGCATCATATGGGAAATTAAAGCTACCTGATGGGTCATATCCTAAAAATGCTTGATAAAGATTAGCTACACCAAAATTATTTTGATAGATTTTAACACCTAAGTCTCTAATAACATCAGCTACAATATCTTTAGATACGCCATAGTTGATGCGGTTATCAGCATCCCATTTATTAGTTACGTCTTTAAGATAAACCCAAGTATCATCAAAACTTTGTCCCAACATCTCTACAAAGAGTTGTAAAGGTTCGTTTTGTACATCCTGACTTAAGTAAGTAGGAATTGTATTGTATAGGTAATTATCATTATTGTTATCATAATCCTCTGCTTCAACTAATTTAGCATTTAACCAAGCTAAACCTGTTACAGAATTAGAAGATACATTATAATAAGGAGGACCTGAAGTTGGGTTTGTTTTAGGCCAAGTATCCGATCCTGATTCATAGTACAAATAATATTCGTAGTGATCAAAGTTATCTATAACATCTTGTACTTTAACATCCCAAAGATTTTGACTTGATGAAGCAAATGTATTAGCTGGGGTAGTGCCTGATAAGCTCGCACTATACTCATATTCTTCAATAAGTTGAAGTTTATAGTAAAAGTTTTCTAAGCGAGTTTGAGCCGAAGAGAAAAATATAAAGTTACTAAAGTCTGAGTAATCAATATTGATTTCTAATCCTCTTTCAGCTAAGAATGAATTTAATTGGTTCTGGTAGCTTGATGAAGTAGAAGACTTTAAACTGCTTTGAGATTGGTAGTCAGTTGAATTATTAATCTGATTGTTTATATCAAGATTAGTGTTAGGTCCTCTTAATGGGATGATTGTTTCTTGGAATTGAACAACCATCTCGTAAGTAGCTTCATAAGCTAAGGTTTCAGATACTTGAGTAACAACCCAACATTCATCTTTTAAATTAAATTGTTGAGGTAAAGCCTCATATAACTTAATTAAAATAGTAGGATCATCTGGTGTGCTGTTGTCTAATAATATATTGTTGGCAATTATTAGTTTATTACCACCAAAGTTTAAGTAAAAATCTAATTCATATGGAGTTGTAGCTATTTCATTTATAAACGAAGTAGCACCACTAATTATGTCTAAATTAGAAATAACATTACTATCTAATCTTAACTCAGTTCTATCTGAGGAGATTTCTCTAATGTAGTAGTGAGATGTAACTGATGAGGTTAATTTATTAGATAAAAAGTTATATACTAAATAATATAACCCATCCTCACTTACTAACTGATTAACATCCTGTTCAGGGTTAATAAATAATTCACTATTTAAAAGTGAATAATTACTATATTGGTAATCCGAAAATAATAAATTTTGGTTAAAATCTAATAAAAATAACTCGATATTATCTACACTTTGATCAAATGAAGACGATACTGAAAATGAAGAAATTAACGCTTCATCTTGGGATGAATATTCTTGATAAGTAAAATCAGTAGGATTTACTTGGGTTATGTTAATTAATTCACTCATACAGATGTAGAAGTTGTTACAATGTTAGTTTGTGCGTTTAGAAGCTGTTGGTTTAGCTCTAAGTTTTCTTGCCTTAATTGAGTAATTTCTTCAATTAAAGCCTCTATTTCATCATTGGCTACATTAGAAGCACCTATATAGTCTTGACTCGTCTTTATAAGGTACTCATGAGAGTTTGTAACTCCAAATTTAGGTATATCAAAGAATAATTGATTGTAATAATCAAAAAATTGATCTACCGAAGGTAAAACCGATCCAGTACTAACTGAGGTAGGTTGTACTAATTGAGTAAAAGACGTATTGATAGTTTTATCGTATTGCCTTTTCTCAAATACTTGTTTATTTAAGTTTACAACTTGAGAGGCCATTAGTTAACTACTTTAAATGTGTAATTATTGTCTAATACTAAGGTTGTTCCATCAATTGTAGTTTGGATCAATATTTTGTAATATCTTTGTGGTTCTAAACCATTCATGTATACATCGAAATAACTACTTGAAACATCCGCACTAATTTTAGTGTAAGTACTATCAAATTCTACTACATATAAGTTAGTATCTAAATCTTGAATAGCGTAGTAAGATGCTGTTGGTAGATAGTAGTTTGTTGTGTATATAGAAGATGTTTGGAAGATAATAGGAGGGAATTGTGGTCTTACATTCAATCTAAATCTTTGAACACTTTCGCTGTAGAATGTGCCTGGGTTGTTTGCTAAAGAAGCATATACTAAAGGTGTATTAATTGTTTCTTGAGTTGAAGACCCTGTGCTGTAAATAAAATCATCCCATCTAAATTCTAACTGAGGTGGGTAGATTGTGTTAGTGTCAATTGAAAAGAATTTTAATTCAATTTGTTGGTCACTGTTATATATAAATTCTTCATTATCGGCTTGTTTAACAATAAACCCATAGTTTGGTAAACTGCCACTATACCAGTTATGTACTATATCAGTTACTCCTAAATTTAGGTCAAATTCGTTATATAACGCATAAGTTTGCGAAGCTGATATAGTGGGGTGAAGTGTATTAGTTGAACCAGTATACCAAACACCTCCACCTGGGTATACTGAGCTTGTATAAGAGGCTGTTGCGTTAGCTGGGATGCCTGACATCCATTGGCTGCTGCTTTCATATGAGTTCCAAATCCAACTTGCTCCATCTGTTGTAAGAGGACTATCTAAGTATTTACCGGTTCCGTTATCCCATGTTTTAGCTAAGGGCCATGTTTCAATAGTTGTATCAGTATTTAAACCAGTTACAGTTGAAATAAAACAACGTAAATGAGCATCCCAAGTTTTGTCTCCAATTTTTTGATCTATAATATTAGCTATATCATTAGAAGAAAATTGCATCAAAAATCTTGATGTTTGTGGGTTTGGGTTATCAAATCCAAAAGCCGTAGTAGTAGCTTCTACAATTTCATCTAATCCCGTATTCATTGTAGGGAATAGGGAGTATAAAGTAGTATCTTGGGTTGGGAATATTTTATATACAGCCATAGTTATTTAAATTATAGAGGAACTACTCTACCACGAATATCACTTTGAGGGTATTTAACTTCAAAAATCATAGGATCTAAAGATGGATAAACTACCCCATTTATAGTAGAACCAGGAACATCGTAAGCATATTGTGAATATCCTAAACTTGTACCTACTTTATTTGATACAGTTATATTTTTAACTGTTTGAACACCTTCTACTTTATCTAATAAAATATAAAGATCTCTCATAATGATTGGTTCATTAATTTGCCATTCACTAATAGCAAAATAACCTTGCAATTCAGAAATACAATTTGTAAGTACTTCACTATTTACATAGTCGGGGAGAACAATAATATCAAAATTAACTCCAATATTAATGATAAAGGCGTCTTTGATGTTAATAGTATCGCCTATAATTTTATATTGAGATAAATAAGTAGATAAGTTTTGCTTTAAAGCAGCCGACCCAGTTACTAATCTGTTTTGGTTATCAGAAGATAAAATATACATATCTAATGTAGAAGGGATATCACCAATTCCTACATTTTGTAATTTAGTAGGTTCTACATATACTTTAGAAACAACACCGTATTTAGGGGGCATTGCAAGTGATCTTACTAAATAATCGTCTTGTGTTACGTTACGTAACTGAGAAGCAAAGTTAGCAGATGAGTTTTGTTTAATTTCTTCTAATGTATCTCCATCTTGACCACCCGTAGCAGCTCTTGGATTATTTATAGCAAATGAATCATAATAAGTTTGACCACCTGCTAAATTATAATTATTGAAATTTAAAATCCCAGCAAATGAAGTTAAAGTATTAGCTGGAACGTTTGATACAATTCCTCCTCCTGTTAAGTATCTTACTGTTAAAGTAGTTTGATAAGGAGCAATACCATAAGTATTATTAAAGATAAAGTTAGTAGGAGAATAAGCTGCTGTTAATTTATCTTTTTCAAATGGTAAACCTAAACCAACATTATTAGGATTAGGAATAATTTCTTCAGTTGTGTCTGAAGTAGTTCCTGATCCGAATTGTAATTGTAAAGTTGTTTCATTTAAAACACGAGTTACAAATCTTCTTTGAACTTGTTCTAATTGAAGAAGATATGGAGTATTAGAACCATCAGTATAGTATGTAGGGTTATTTACATTAGTATTTTTAATGGATTTATAAACCATTTCTTGACCTAAGTAATCTACTTCATACCATTCATTACCATCACTATCTACAATATCTAAAATACCAATAATATCATTATCAGTAATATTTACAGTGGCAAATTCTTGGGGAGTTGAAAAAGTAAATGTAGTAGTTTGAACTGTAGCTGATATAGATCTACGTGTTTTCTTTAAAAGATACTCTGATGGGTTTCCTGCTGTAGTAGAATAAACAGTAATTTCTGTTGGGTCACCTGATGATGAAACACTAAAATCAACTGGGTCTTCTACTAAGAAACTAATGTTAGATACCCCATTTGAAGTGATACTTGAATTAGCAGATGCTAATAATGTGTAACTAAAATCAGGAGCATAACCACTACCAGCTCCTAAAGCTGGGATTCTCTGGTAAAAGTCAATATCAGCTGTAGCTACACCTGTTACCTTTGGTTTGTAACCAAACATATAAGCTAAATCAAATACGTTGTTTGATTGGCGAGCATATTGTAAGAATGTTTCTTGATACTGGTTATCAAGATAAAATGACATTACATCACCTACATAAGACGCCATTTCAATTAACATCATACCAGGTGATGATGGACTAAAGTCATTATAAGTAGTAGGGAAGTAAGTTCGGGCATAGTTAATTAAACTATTCCTAAACTCAGTAAAGTCTTTGTTTAAATATACTAAATTCTTTTTAGCTGCCATTTTTATATATTAGCATTTAAAGTTTCTATTTGGTTATTGAAGCTATATACTATTTGAATATTTACATAGTTCATACCAGGATCTGGGTCTGAGGTAACACTAATAACATTTATTTGTGGGAATTGATTGGTTAACAAAGAAGATATTAAATCAGTTAAACCTGTTGTTTCACCTAATTCCATAGCTTCGAATACTTGTCTTCTTAGATCAGCTCCAAAGTTAGGGTCTAAACAACGTTCCCCTTTATTAGTCATCATGTAATTGATGATATTATTCCTAAGCGCTTGTTGAGTTGTATAGTTAGAAGTAAAAGGCTGAGAATTATAAAAAGGTAAGGTAAATCCTATAGCATTTCTCTTGCTTCTATCTATTGGGTTAAGCGATGGAATAATTTGTGTAGGCATTATTTTTTATTCATTAATCCCATAATCATGTCTAAACCAACATTCCCTTCAGGTAATCTTGATCCGTCACCCATAGTGTCCATTCCTGGGGCTACTTGGAGAGTGTTAGCTGCGATGTTTTGGGTTGTGAAGTTAAGAGTATCTTGTCCTCGTCTCATATCACCCATAATACTTTCCATCATAGCTTTCTTTTCAGCTGCTGATTTTTGTGGGATTTGAGTGGTAGGAGAGTCAACAGTTGCAGGATGCATCTTATAAGCTTCCTGGATTGGTGCTTTAGGAGCACGAACAGCTTCCAAAAGGATATCTTTCAATTCCTCTTGGATAGCTTCTCTTACTGCTTCTTTGATAAATGATTTTAATTCACTTGGTTTCATCTGTTATAAATATAAAAATTAGTAAGCTTTTAAATTATCTCTGTCAATTATTAGCTTAAGTTCGTCGATTAATGTTTGATTATTGGTAGTAAATGATAAAGCTGTTTCTAATAAAGGGATCCCTTGTTTATTTACTGCAATAGCTTTTCTACGATTAACTGTTGGAGTATAAGGGACTTCTTCAATTTGGAAAACAAATCCTTTATAAGAATCATCATCGTTTTTATCTGCTTCTAATTCTGAATTAATTATGGCTTGTAATTCTGCTGATACTTGGTTTAATTGTTGATTAGTATTTAAGCAGGGAGCAATTAAAGCATCTAAAGAATTAAGTAAAGCTGATATGGTTTTTATAGTTACTGAAAATAGTGCTATAGGAATAATTAGGCTATCTACACTGTCTTTATATTTTTGCAATTTAGAATTACCTAAGTTATCATAAGTAATTTTATTTTTTATGTCTTCTAAATCACTTAAAGCAGAAGTTACAGCTCCAGGAGATATAAATAAAAATTTAACAGCTAAAGAAGCACCGGTTTTAGTAGCTTTTAAAGCAGTTACTCCAAAAATAAGAATTTCTAAGAAATTAGATACTCCAATAAATGCTTTGTTTACAGTGTCTACAAGCCTACCAGCTGAATTAAGCTTATTTACTATATTATTTCGTTTAGTAATTATAGCATCTAATATAACAGGGTCGGGACAAACCCCCTCAGTTAACCCTGCTTTAAGAGTATTTAATGGTCCTATTATTTGTGATTCTAACTCAGTAGCTTTTTGAATAAGTAATTGACCTAATTTAGGTAGACCTTTAATTTGCCTATCTTTAGGAATAGCATTAGTAATAGTATTAATATCAATCCCAGCCATTAGAGTGTTTTACTTATTTGTGATTTAGTAGTGGTTTGTAAACTTGTAATAATTTCACTTAATTTAGGAGCTAATTGTAAAGCAGCAGCTGATACAGCTGGTCCAGCCATTGGAGTAACAGTTTGTAATGCTATAGTCAAAGCTTGTAGTTGGGTAACTAAGTCAACTAAAACATTTATTGTAGTGTCTCCTTTTAAAATAGGTTCAGTTGCGTTTTTACCTCCTAATTTAATTGAGGGGGAATTAATTACAAAATTTGCAGGAGTATCAAAATTAAATCCTTTTATAGCATTAAATCCAATAGTTAAGTTAGAACTTAATAGAATATGATCAGTTGTTGAATTAAATACTAATCGTCCTGAGTTAAGGATAACTTGTTTTCCCGAGTATTGGTTGGGGTTGGTGGGGGTGAATGATGAGTAGCTATCATAGTTTGAACTTGCTACATTAATGGGTAAATTTTGAGTAGAGGTAAGATAAATAGATGAATCATCTCTATTAACATCTTCTGTAATTCTATTCCAATTAGCTGAGGTATTTACTTGACCCTGTCCGTTTCGTATAATGGTAATTGGGTCTCCGTTAGATCCCGTTGAAGACCAATTATTAGTTGATCCACTTACCGTTGAACCATACCTTATGCTATTACCAAATCTACCTTCATATATAACGTCACCTTCAAATGCTTTTAAAGGGTGAATGTTAGAAATATTAGGGAATGTTTTACCTAATTGAATGCTCTGAGTGTTTTGGGTAACGATTACATTGCTACCTAAACCTACTTCTTGGTATGTTTTTTGTTCAGATGGTGAACTGGTAGTATTAGGATTTAAAATTGATGGTAAAGCGTTTAAGTAATTGTTGTTAAAGACATTTACTGGGGGGAAGTAGTATAGTGTATTAGCTCCAAATTGTTCCTGTGTTAGGATAGCAGGTAAAGAAAGCATGTAAACTATCTCATTGATTAAAGGATAGTTTTTTATATTAGGAAATAAAGGAATTGCTACTGGTAAAGAATTACCTAAGTTGGTTGGGACATCTTCAATTAATTGATATTTAATAAGCCCAATACCAGCTTCCCCATAGTTAGAATAATCAGTGTGGGTATCGTCTAATATGATATCTACTACTCTACCTACAACAATAAGATTATTTAACTCTAAACCTAACGAAGTTTGATAACTTGTGTTAGGATTGTTGAGCACTATATTATTGCCGGGAGCACCATATTTGTAACCCATTATTCTTCGGATTTAAACTTGCTTATCTCGTCTAATAATTGTTGTTTTTCCTCATCAGAGATACCAAGTGAACTTTCACCACCTTCACTGTTCATAGCACGTTGTGCTAATGCCGCCATTTTAATAAGTAAATCGTCGTTTTTGACTCCAATTTCCATGTATTCTTTAATTAATGGAACAATAAGAGTAGCATCACCTATTTCTTCAATCATAGGTTGGAGTTCCTTGATAAGGGCAGTTACCTGCTTATCTTTTTTCTGTTGGTTATTGTAAATCTCTTCTAATAAATCCGAGAATTTTTTCTTACCAAATACTATTTTATCAAACTGGCTCATGGTTATAAATATATTTATTTAAACTCTACATAACCATATTCTAAATAATATATATAATTACGTTTAAATATATCGTATAGTTGATTTGCTATTTTAGTAATTTTAGGAGTTTTAGCATCTACTTGTTCACGGATGTAAATGTATAATGCTTTTTTGTTGAATACGTCTATATCTTCACGTTTACGGAATAATTCAAGGATAGCATCTGCTATTTGGGCATCTTCGTCTTTAGCAAATAATTCAAAGATATTTTCAGTGCAATATTCAGTGTATAAGTCTATAAATATTGAAAGTTTATCTTGGTGTGGGTCACTTGCTGTTGTTTCGTCTATGTTGTATGAATGACGTTCATCTTCATCTAATCCTTCAACTGGGGCTTTATCAATACGTCTTTTGTAGTTACGTGTGTTTGAGATAATTAGATATCGTTTTGCGATTGTTCCAAAGTAAGAATAAGCCTTAGCACCTTTAGTTTGATCATATAAGTGCATTTTGGTAAGTAAGAATGTAATCACTTCATGTTGTAGGTCTTCAATGTTTTCTACTTCAGTGTAATAAAATTTGAAGGTATGAATGATATTCTCAGTTAATTTGAAAAAGGGGTAGTGAATGTGGTTATGATAAATCTTTTCCTTTTCTATGGGATTGCTGGTTTGGTTGTACCTTACTATAGCATTCTCAGTATCTTGGGTAAAGTATTGTACCCCCTTAGCCTTTTTAGGCTTAGTTTCTTGTATTTGGGTCATTATTTTAATTTAAATGCTGCTAAAAAGTTATTTAACAACTTAAGTCTTTCAAAGAAAAAACCTACTTCATCGTCGGCTTCAAATGAACCACGTGAGTCGATTTCTTTAACTCTTTTGTCTATAAATTTAATTGTCGAATCTATTTCCTTCATGTAACTTTCGTAATAAAGGATAGTATCTTCTTGTTTTTCGTTTTTTCTTAAAAGGTTAAAGGTCGTGTATCCTAAGACCACGACCATCAACGCTAATATTATGATAATATAGATCATAGATTATCTAATAGGTTTTTTAGGCCTTCACTTCTTACTGAACTAAGTGCCTTTTGTTTTGCAGCTGCTGGAGTTGGCTTCTTGGTTTCCATTTTGAAGTTTTTCTTAGATGAGTCTTTAACTTCACCATTGAATTTAGGGAACCATTCACGTTCAAACTCAATACGAGCCGCCATCAAATCTGCTTGATGAAGAATATAGGGTAGTGAGGTACGTGGCTTTTGCTCAGGCATGTAGGTAGCAAGATATTTCTTGTTTGCTTCATCATATAAACCATCGTGTGTTTGGATAGCAATCATCTCATTGAATGTATATTGGATACCATGAGATTGAAGAAGATAAAGACCACGATCAGGAACTGAAGCAAATGGAACTTTAGTGTTGAACATATAGTCTTCACCAAGTTTATCTTTACGCCATTGGTCTGTTTGGGGGATGTATGAGTCTTGTTCTTCATCTCCCATTTTACCTAAGTCATGATTGATAGCAGAAAATACTAATTCTTCTTCGGTAAAGGTAGTCATATCGCACCCTTCACTTTCCCAAAGTTTACTTTGCTTAAGGGCACAACCTACAACACGATTAACGTGCTCTACATACCCACCAGGAAAGGCATTGTGATATTCTTTTTTATGAGCAGCTGGCATGAGCATAACACGCTCTTCATATTTCTCATAAAACTCAATTAACTTTTCTTTTCGTGGGGATGAGATATAGGCATTAATATTACCCATAAAAATTTCCCAATTATTTTGGATTTGTTCTGCTGTTAAGTTCATAACTTTTATTTAAATTAGTTTTGACGTTGAATCATAGTTTTGAGATCACCAATGATATCTTCACATTCATTAATGTAGTGCTTATAAGTTTCAACTGAAGCACCAGGTCGTGTAAGCATTACATCCATAGTTTTTAATTTGCCTTCAAGCTTTTCAAGCTTATTCATGGCGATTTCTGGGTTTCGCATAATCGAATTTTTAGTTATATAATAATATAATGATAGAGTGATATAAAATCACGCTTTATCCAATATTTTTTTTAAAGCATCTTGGATTTGTTTGATATGAGCGCATTTCTCATATTCTTCTATGTTTTCAAAATAGCGTATTGCCATCTCAGTTGTGTAAATTAGATCTTCGTCTGCAAAGGTAAATAATGCATCTATGTCTACTCTACGTTTTAGGTTTAATTTTGAAATGTAGAACCATGCTCTGGAGTAGGTTACCATGTCGGCCATTTCGTCTCCTTGCCCTATTTCTTCAAGAATTTGGGGTGGGATGTTATTTTTGAGTTGGTGGTAGAATATTTGATTATTTAGGATAATTTTTTTAAACATGCCTATCCAGAACATGGGGGTTTCCTGGATTAAGATGATATCATCAGCAGCTTTGGCTTTTTTCTCAAGGGGAGTATCAAAGTCTGCTGAACCAAATAAATCAAATATTTTGTTTATGTCCATCTGCATATACATATAT